ATCCATCGTCACTGTCGGTCAAATCATAAAAGCACACAACAACCCGCTCGGTGTCAGGATCGTAAAAAACGCCCCGCTCCAAATGCCTTGAAGAACCTGAGTTGAATTGTTCTGCTGTCCCAAAAGTGACATCCGTACCGCTTATTGTTGCCATCTTTGCCTCGCTCTCTTGCGAGCCATGATCCCTCGCGTAGCACACAACATTCGCATTCGCCGAAGTCATGTGGCACAGACCGATATTAGTACCCTCAAGCGCACCGCCATTATAGAAAGCAGCAGCCGTACCGAAAGAGATAGAATTGGTGCTACCTCCTGTTACGGTTCCAACCCTTCCGTAGCCGTAGGTGTCACCCGCCAGCCTGTAACATACAAGAACTTTAGACGCTGAAGGGTCATAACAGATGCTTCCTGCTGAATCCCCTGCGGCCACTGTTGCTGCTGTTCCGAAGGTCACGGTGGTTCCGCTAACTTGGCCGACTTTGGCGTACAGTGTGGATGATTCTGTGTAGATCACAACCAACCTGTCAGTAGATGCGTCATAAGCGGAATCAATGTAATTAGCAGCAGCAGAAGTGAAATTCTGATCAGCTCCCAGGCTCTCAACTCCGCTGCTTCCAGTCACCGCGCTCACAGTGCCATCGGCATTAATGATGACGGTATCGCCGTTCGCTAGCGTGCCTGATGCTGTCGCTGAATAAGTCGGACTGGGACTGATACCATCGATTTGGCTTTGAATATTAGAGGTGACGCCATCGACATAGTTCAACTCGGTCGTTGTCGCAGTCACCCCGTCCAACAGGTTAAGCTCTGTTGCCGTTGCAGTAACACCGTCAAGGATATTTAACTCTGCGGTGGTGCTTGTTACGCCGTCAAGAATATTGAGTTCCGCTGCGGTTGAGGTGACGCTACTTCCACCTAAAGAAAAGGTGCTGCTTGCTGAGAGTGTCGTAAACGCACCGCTGCTTGGTGTATTCGAGCCAATCGTTCCTGGTCGAGTCCAATCAACAGACGCATCGCCTAGCGCATCAATAGCTTGTTTAACACGCAGAGGAGAAAAGATTTTTCCATCTGTTACTGTGCCAGCTTCAGCTTCCGCCTGAGTTGCCAGATCATAAACCCCAGAGACAGTTAGCCACTGTAATGCACCTGATCCGTTAGTCGCTAAAACCTGATTAGCGTCCCCATCACTTGTTACATAGGTAAGACCACCAGCAACTAGATTGGTTGTGGTGACTGTTGTAGTGGTAACGGTGGAAGGATTTGTCCCTAGCTCAACAACCGCCGCAGAAGCGTTTTCAGTGAACAGGCGTTTATCAGCGGTATTAACCGCTAACTCGCCTTCTACCAAATCCGAACTGCTTGGAACTGAACTTGCGGTACTAGAATTCTTAGTAACAATAATTGCCATGCTTCACCCCAATGCGATTAAAAAAGGGGGCAAATTAATGCCCCCAAATAGTTTCAAGGGAGTTTATGCATTAACAATCATGTTAAACGCTGCGTCAGGACGGTAGGTTTTAACGCCATAGATAGTATCAGCGGTAAACAACGTACCTAACCACTCCTGCTTGTACTGGGTCTGAGAGCGAATATTTTGCTGTTCAGCAAGAATAAAGGCTTCCTTGTGAAACAAGGTTGCTGCTTTAAGCTCGCCGCCAGCACTATTTTGCGCTGCAGTCTCAGTAACAGAACAGTTGGTAGAAACATAAATGTCTATGCCATAAATGTTTCCGATCTTGCCGTTTTGTACGCCTCGTCCGTCAACAAAGTCAGAAGAAACATAACGGTCAATACCCATCATAGTTGAACGCAAAGAAGGTGGAACAACAAAGTTTCTTTCATCGAAAGGTACATCATTGTCATCCATCAACTTAATAAGACCCCTAAATGATGCATCGGTGACGAGGTCTGAAGTTGTTACGGTGTCGACTGCATACGCCGTTAGCCCAGAAGAGGCATCAGTGTAGTAAGAACCAGAACCAACCCAGTTATCACTGGCATCACCAATGTTCTTACCTTCGTTGTGGAGGTCTACGTCCGTCTGGGTAGCAAGCGCATAGCCAGCATCCTCGGTATAGAAACCTCTCATGTCAGCAAGTGCCTGAATTTCAGCAACATCTTCCATCAGCTTTGAATACTCGTAGTGCTTATTAATTAAAACCTGCACTTCGCTTTCAGTATTCGCCTGAACGGTCACGGCGGTTTTGGCCGATTTGGCCGTCGCGCTTCCTCTCGTGGGGGCGGGAATATGGATCGTATCTCCCTTCTTGCCTACCATCGGAAGCTTTTTGACAAGTCCAGCCATTACCAGGCGTTTCTCGTATGCTGCGCGAATCTCGTCACTCCAAAGTTCAGGAATGAAATTCGCCTGTGTAGTTGTATCACTAAACCCGCCCGTAGCGGGATATACAGAAGTAGCCATCGTTTAAATCCTCAAAATTAATTACGAATTACACGACCCTCTTGGTATGCCTTCATTATTTCAGCACTTCTTTCGGAATACGCTTTCGGGTCTTCTATTTTGAGTCTTCTTATATCTGATGCCCTGTACCTCTTCTTGCTTACGGGTTCTGAGCTACCTGTTGCGCTGCCTGTTGAAGCAGCCCTTACAGACTCAGATCGTGTGGTTTTTTCAACTGGCTTCTCACTTGTGGCATTTGTGCGTTTCCATTCGTTAAAAATGTAATTTGCACTCTCAATGTTCATTTCGTGATTAGCTTCGTTAAATAACCTCATCCTCGTATTATCCTGAGAAACCCAGTCTACAAACTTCTGATCCTGTACGATTTGCACCATATCAGGATGCCTTGCCATGATTTGCTGTGCAGCATTCTGCTGTCTAAGCTGCAATAACTCCTCTTGCGTCTGTTTGAGAGCAGGGTGATCCTCTATAGATTGCTTGATAGCACGTTCAGGGTCACCGAAATAATCCAACTCTTCTTTAGGCTCGGCTGACTTTTGTTCTTGGAGCTGACCTTGGATAAAAGAATCTGCCTGTTTGTACGCTTCAATTTGTTGTCTAGCATCTCTAACTTCTTGAGACTGCCTTCCGATCATAACTTCTTGATCTGAAAGCATTTTTTCCAAATCTTCGCGTGACTTTGAAGCAAATTTAGATTCCGGTTCTGGAGGGCTTGAAGAAATTTCTTCTTTGCTTATCTCCTCAATAGGAGCGGATTCTATTTTATCTTCGGACTCTTTGTTTAAAAGCTTTGCTGCCATAATTAACCTCGAAAATTACAAGACCTATCGGCTACCTTGCTGCGAAAGACTACGAGTTAGCTAACTTTCGCTCTGCTTTGATTTTGTCTTGCCGCATCTTAGCCCACTTCATCGTAGCAGTAGGATAATCCCCACTGATAGGATCAAGCATGGGCGGAGCGCAAGACACTACTCTGGTTGACTCTTGATTGCAGATTTCACAAGTATCATGGTAAACAGATTCCTCTACAAACCTTTCTGCATAATGCCCATCAGGACATTTAAAGTCATAGATTCTCTTCATGCTCTTTTACCATTAACTCAACCTGAGTTTCTAGCGAAGTCACAAAGGCGATAATATTTAATTGTCCCTTTCGGAACTGTAAATCATCGTTATCTCTGGTGACTTCTACTGAATTACATTCTTCCTTGCTTTTGGATAAATTCTTTAGTAATTCTTTCCAGCCTTTAGTACGAAACATCTCGTACATGGCTTCAACATACTTTTCAGTCTCCTTATCCATATTAAATTAACATAAGTCCCTATTAACAAACAATTAATTATTTAATTGCATTTTTCTGTTTTCAATATTAACTCTTTCTTGTTCAACGCCTAGACGCTCCTGCTCAATGCCTAGCTTTTGTTCGTCTACAAGCGTATCGGCTATCTTAGCCCTTCTCATGAAGTCATCTTTATCCAGCTCGCCTTCGGCTTTCATTGTTGTTGCCAAAGCTTTAAGCCGGTCATTTTCAAGCTCAATCGGAATACCTTTAGTTTCTGTAGCAAGTTTCTTCGCTAGTGCCTGAGAATGGAGAGCCTGACCATTAAGCGCATTGGCCTGAGATTGCTGGAATTGCAACTGTGATTGCTGCGCCACCTGTGCCATTTCCTGTGCTTGAGGATCGGGCTGTGAAGCCTGTTCAATCGCTTGCATTAACTGTTCCCTGTTTTGAAGCTGCATATTATCAACAATAGACTGAACCAGAATCGGATACATTGGAGATTCCTGCCCCATAGTCTGAAGTAGCTGAACCAACTGCGTTACTTCGTATTCACGGGCAATAATTCCTAGCGTGGAAGTGACTTCAAAAATGTAGTCATTAACTGGGTAGTTTTCAGGGTCAAACTGCATATAACGACAAGCAGCACTTTTAACAAAGGGAATTAAAAAACTGTCCTGAAAGTTAATAAGAGTTCGCTTATGACGCTTAATGATTGCGCCTAAGTTCATGCTTATGCCAGCAGCAGTAGCTTCACCATTGATAGAGCCTGGAACACCAGCCGAATCGATTGCACCAGTGGCAGTCTGTACCATTCGCTGCAAAGACTCAGCTTGAGCAAAGGTAATTTGTGAAACCTGCCCGAAATTAAAGGGCTGCAAGACTTCTCTTGGATTACCTGTGGTTAATAATATCTTTCCTGCCCTGACTTCAGGCCTTGCCCCTCTTGGCATTTTGGTTGCATCCATAGCCACCATAGGCGCATTGGTTAAAGCTAACGCATCAATTCTGGCCCTTAATTCAGCATCGAGAGCCTTTTGAGAGTTATAGCCCTTTTCGCAAACGCCTCTTCCCCAGAACCTTCCTGGCACTACATCCCAAGGGAAAGCGATAACAGGTCTGTCACCCATCATATAAGGGTTTAACTGTGCTTTTAGTATGGTGCTTCTATTGACAATAACGACACAGGCTTCAACGTAATAGCTTTCTTTTACTTCAACCTCTACCTCTACCTCTACATCATCTTCTACAATTTCTTCAACACCATCCTGCACAGTCTCTTCAATGCTTTCTTCAAGCTCTTCAAAATCTATGTCTTCAGTGTATTCCTTAATTAAATAGCGCGGAACAAGCCCATAATACTTTGTTAAACGGACTTTGTTCTCAGGCTCCTGAGACAGAGTAGGGTCAGCTTCTAAAGCGGTATCTCCGTAGGATTCCGTTCCAAACTCAACATCTTCATAAACACCCTGCTCCTGAAGCAGTTTAACGGTATGAGGCGAAACGTATTCATCAATCGCCACACCAATAGAGTCTTCTACGCTCGTTGCAATCGGGTCTATCAAAAAGTTCTGGGGAAGAACGGGCTTTAGCTTAACTACCATCCTTTCGGTTTCATTAACCCCAAAGGCTTGCATAGTCCCGTCTGGCATGGGTTGGGTAGCAGGGGCAAGCTCTGTATCCATGTCCATGACAATCTCTGCTATACCTGTACCAAAAACAGCAGCATTAATCAGGCATTCGCCTACCTGCTTACGAATCTTGTGCTTTCTGAAGTCTTCGTTAAGTTTCTTCCTTAAATAAACTATGTCCCGACTTT